TGTGATTATTTTCCACAACATACAAACGACTATAGATGGTGTAAGTTTGCAGAAAACAAATTATCAAGAAGCACTAATAAAATTTCACAAGCTCTAAAAGAATATGTGAGAGATTACTTATCAACATACAAAACAGGTGTTAGGGCAGTAAGATATAACAAAGAACTTGATTTTTTTTCTGAAAGGAGGGAAATGGTGATAGACGCTTTGGATAAGTTCAAAACCTCTTGTCCAAAACTTAGAAAATATGTTATTGACAAGATGACTAAATTTACAGAACAATATGTAATTTGGAACGAAGAACAACAATATGACCTATTAAACAAATTAAATACAAATTATACCGCCGCAGCATACCTGATTACTTCAGAATTACCTGAACATTATAAAACAAATGTATCATTTGAAAATGCTTTAGAATATTTTTTCAAACTTAAAAACAAGGAAGGTGTAACACCGTTTGAAGTGTTCATGGGAAAAATTGAGATGGAAAATAAAAAAGAAATTAGAGAAAGAATTAATCAAACCATACAGTATACAACAGATTTAGGTAATCAAATTGAAGATATGTTTGAAAAATACATTTCAAAACAAATTGGTTCTGAAAATGTCGTAATGTATTCAGGAGATTATTCATTTATGGATATGATTGGCATTGATATGTTAGTGAAAAATCCTGAAGGTATTTGGGTTCCAGTACAAGTTAAAAAATATGTTGGAGGTTGCGATGATACGACTATCAAATATGCGAGAAAACATATGTGCGAAAATTGGTGTGTATCTAATGAATCTAAATATTTTAACATTAGAGTTTATGATGGAGAAAGAATGGTCAAGTCAAAAAAACAATGTAAGACAATAGAGTTAGACCAAACCACATTCTTAAACGTTCACGGGATACCAAATGACAACAAACAAAATGAGTTTTGTTATTCTACCGATGAGGAAATATTTGGGGAAGATTAGGAAAATTCGTATCTTTACATCATGGCAATACCTACTAATTCAAAAACACCAATAAAACCTACCAAATGGGAGGTTGTATACGAAGATGATGAATGTATATCCATTTGGAGATATAATTCAAAAATAACTACTGCAGGACCTGTAGAAGTTGAACAGAAATATAAGAGAGGTTACGTTCATCCGTTAGATAAGAAAAAGAACACTTTGGGTGAATTGGCGAAACAGGCGAGAAAAGAATCTAAATTAAATAATTCTAAGTCTTGATTCAATAATAGACTTTAGTTTAATTAAAGTTTTTTTGTCTAAACATTTAATAACATCCGAAGTATTTTCAATTACAAGTCTATCTAAAATAGATTCAGTTTTAATTTCAGTTTCATCAATTTCAGATACATCACCAAACTCATAATCACTTTCTTCGTAATTTTCATATTCTGTTGGATGAACATCTTTACTATCCCACATATCCCAATTACCGTCATCTCTTTGTTGTGATGCGGAATCCCTTACCCAATCCTTGTCATAACAATCAAACTCTTGAGACTTGTATTCAACGTAAGTACAGGTACCATTTGTTTCAAAATGTAAATTGTAACTCTTTGCGACAGGTATTTCTAATTGTTCAATCAGTTCCCTGTTATTCATTTGTTTCCTGTTGTTTGCAAAAAGGTCTGCAATGATGTTTTCATTTAATTCTAAAAATTTTGCAAAAAATTCAACATCTTCTTGAACGGCTTCAATACTAAAATATCTTGAAACTTCTTGTAAAGTAATATAAGCACTTTCAAAACCATCATAAGGGTTCCCGATAGGAAATTCTTGGTCGACTAACTTTTCAGAAATAAATACTAATTGTTTTTTTGGTAATCTTGAAAATTGACTTTGTTCTGCACCCATATTAATAAATACTAAAAAAGGTGGATTTCTCCACCTTTTATTATACTGTATGTTCTATTCTCACTCTAACACAATTTTGAGGTAATCTATTTATGTGTCGATAATTGTTAATATACCCCATCATGTTAGCACTTCCAATTGCATTTGCGGAATGAACTACCACATCTACCACAGGTTTTCCGTCTAACCATTGTTCTACTAACCACTTGGTGCAATCCATTCCTGTTTTTTCTAAAATGTTATCGTAGTTTAAAGTATAGTTGTGATAAACATTTTTATGCCATTCAGACATTGCAGTGTCCCCCAAGTCGTGGTCCAAAGAGATTAACTCAATGTTTTCCAATCCAATGTCTTGAATTTTAGATACAAATTGTTCGTAATCTCTTACGATAATCCAATCTTTATCCACAGGAGTTCTTACATCATCTAAATAAATTTTAGTCATTTTTCTTTATTTTTTTTATAAGATTCATTACCTACAATTTGATATGCCTCGGCTAAAGACATTACCGCACTATCAATAAGTTTTTTAGCTTTTTTTATTTTTTTTGTTAATGGATGACTTACTAAGTGGTCATCTATCATACATGTTTGTACATGTAATCTATCCATTAATTCTAAATAATGACCATCATTTATCTTATTTTTCATATAATGTGAGGATTTATTTTTCGTTCATACCCATCAGGGTCGTAATCATATTCTGCACAAGGCCATTCTCTACCTTTATCATCGATAGATGTCCAAATACTACCATCTTCAATCCATTTCCAATCAACACCTTCTTGACCCTCAGGTAAATCTGATTCTTCAATAGATGTGTAATTACAGTCACATCCTCTCGGAACACAATCATCACAAGAGTATGGGTTATCACCAGAAGAATAGCCTGGCATATACACCCATACCGCACGATTACCACATTCACATATTTCTTTAGTCATAATACTCAACGATTTTTTTTTCGTTAACATCAAACTCTAATTTGATTGGTTTGTTTGCATAATCATATCTTTCATCAAGAACAGACGCATTTAAGAATTCAACACCATTAAAGGTTTTTTGACCATAAGCACAATGTATATGTCCACAAACATGAATTTTTGGTTGAACTTCCATGATTCTGTGAAACAAATCTTCACAACCAACTAATTGTCCTGACATAGTCCAATCTAACATTCCGTGAGCAGGACCGTGAGTGATTAAGATATCGGTATTACCAGGGATTTTAGCCCACTTCTCAGCAAGTTTTTCTCCTCTTGGTAGGTTGAATGCCCAATCGTAGAATTCAGGTTGCCAAGGACTACCGTAGAACTTCACACCATCGATTACAACTTCACTATCAAAAAGATAGATGATACCTTTTTCTTTGAACTCTTCAGCAATGTCAGTATGCATCTCAAAACCAAAATCGTGGTTACCTGCGATGAAGATTTTATGTTTAAAATCGGTCATAGCAAACCAGTTCAAGAAGTTTGTGATTTCATGGCTCTTACCCATACTTGTACAATCACCTGCGTGTACAAGAACGTCACCACTACCCAATATGTTGCCCATCCCCTTACTTGTAAGGTGGTTGTGTTTGTTGTGCGTGTCTGATATAAATACTAGTTTCATAATATATTGTCTTTATCGTCTTCTTCAAATTTTCCAAATAAATCTTCTCCCTTATAATCAGGATGATTTTCTTTCATGTAGTCAATTCCTCGAACCCAAAAGTACGAAATAATTCCGACTACAATAACCATTAATAGATAAACTTTCCACATAATTTTTAAATTTTATTAATCCCACCAACGTTCAATATTTTCCTCCATTAACTTGAATAGTAACTTTCTTGCTCTGTCATGATTAATATGAGAGATATTCATTGCAATAACTTGTTTATCATCTTCACGACCTTTTCTTTTAAACATACCTTCTCCATTTAACACTCTCTTGTAAATTAGAGGGTATTTCTTAAAATAATCCTCAAAGTTTTCCTCAAGTAATCTCGACTCCCATGAACTAAGTCCTGGTTTATCCTCAATATCTTCAAACCAATGTTTTGTCTTGTGATAATCAGAATATTCAGAACTATAGGTCTCTTCTTGAACAAGTTTCATTAATCTGACACATGTCATCATAATTTCAGCATCCCTTTCAGACCGCATATGAAACCCCCTACTTCCAATATATTTCGATTGAGCTTTAAGTTTATGTATCATAATCTCAAAGATATAATTAGAATCCCAATTTCGGTCTTTCCAAATAACAGGTAACCAATACCAAATATTCTTTATCCCTGTCCAAACGTTTCTATGTAGATACCTACCTTCCTGATTCCACCATAATGGAATAAATTCTAATTTTCTTACAATCCAAGGTTTTTTAGACCTCTCATCATCCCACTCGTCAAATATGTCTTTCTCTGGTTCCATTTTTCTAAATATTTCTACAAATATAATAAAAAAATAAGACCCGACAAAATAAATTTCGCGGGTCTTTTGGAAAAGGGATATATGAGAACACTCCTTGTGGAGCGATGTGTACCAATAAATATGGTATTAACTTAAAAAAGTCAAGTTTGCACTACTCTGGAAAGTGTTTTTTTACTCTATCTAATAATTTTTCATCAAATTTAATTCCATGTCTCTCTTTAAAATGTTTTAATAAAGGTTTTATTGCCTTTATGTTATTATTTCGGGATAGTAATAAGTAAGCACCTAAGTCAGCATCTAATTCTTCATCTTCATCTCTTGGTCCCTCATGATTTAAAATAACATGTGCAATTTCATGAGCTTCTATGAATTTTAATAAATCCTCGGTATTTCCATTTTCTAAAAGAATTTCACCATCAATTAAAATCATATTTTTATTTGGAATCATAAACCCGTAACCATATTCTTCAAATAATGGTATAAGATGTTCATACTGTGGGTCATCTGAAAAAACAACAAAGATGGTTATACTTGGTAAAAATTCACTATTATAGGATATATGGTCTGACATGTATGTTTTTATTTTTAAATAAACCCCAAAAATTATTTTTTAATTTTATGATTAATTTTTTTTCTTTTGAATTAGAATATTTTTTTTCCCACAAATAAAAGCACTTCAATGTACAGTCCATATGACTTTCGTCTCTTGAAGATTCTAATACTCTTAAAACCCACTCAAAATCATAAATTACATTTGCAATACTCGCTTTTATTACCATAATTTCCTTTTCAAAAATAGTATTAATTCTATTAATAACAAAATTATGATAGTAAATGATAGTATTCTTGGAAGTGTTTAATTCTATCAGGTAAGCCTATAGTTCCACCATTAACTCTTTTAGTTACAGCAGTTACTGTTGCGACATCAGCTCCTTTATCACAAATAGACCAAAGTTTGTTCGAATCAAAGAAAAATGCTGCTGAAGCCAATGGATATTTTGTTGCAACTAAATCAGGATTAGCGACTGTATCTTCACCGATAAATTTAGCAAAGTTTGTATAATTGTCTTTTCCAGTTAATTGAATATATCCTCTGCCACGAAATTTGTAACCTTCTCCTGTTGACTCAGGTCCGTTACCCATTCTTCCACCATAAACTTTACTAGCAATCTTTTGAGGATTTTTAGCGTAAGGACCTGCAGCAGCTTCATTAATAAAATATTTTCTGAAAGTTCCTGCTAACCCTTTTGCGGAATAATTTAAATTCTCTTGGGTTGCCTTAAATCCACCACTTTCATGACCACATTGTGCCAAGAAGTGAGCTAATCTAAGTGAGTTAGTTATGTTGAATTTTTTTGCTGTTTCAGGAATTTGTGCAATTACTGAATCGGGAATATGACCCTTTAACTTTTCTAATTTAAAACCACTATTAGATGGAATAGATGTTGATACTACAGGAGCAACAGGTGCAGGTTCTGTAATAACTTGTTGAGTTGGGAACATTTTACTCCACGTACCTTCACCGACAAGTCCGTCAGCCGCTAAGTCGTGGTCTATTTGCCATTTTTTAACGGCTTTTTCTGTTCCAGGCCCAAAAACGCCATCAGCGCCAAGACCCAATTTTTCTTGGAGTTTTTTTACGTCTTCTCCTTTAGACCCAATTTTTAATAGCATAGTAATTTACGTTTATTACTATAAATACTTTTTAATTAAAAGATTTCTTAATTTATTATGATTTTGGTCTTAAAACTGCTAATGCTTCAGGGTAAGATTTGTCTAAAACCTTCTCGTCTTTACCTTTATAAGGTATATTTTGTAGAATATATCTAATTGCATTTAAACCTGAAACTCTTTTATCTTCTGCGTCAACAATAACCCATGGGTGATTAACTGTGGACGTTTTATCGAATAGTTTTTCTTTAAATTCTGTAAATCTATCCCATAAATCTTGCATTTTAGAATCGTTTGGCGAATATTTCCAATATTTTAATGGAGATTGTTGTCTAATATCAAATCTTCTTTTTTGTGTTCCTTTGTCAATTGAAAACCATAATTTAAAAAGGTAATCTCCTTCTTTAACCAAATCCATTTCAAATCCTTCTACATTCTTCATAAAATCTTCATATTCTTCAGGACTACCATACCCCATCACTGGCTCAACTAAACCTCTATTATACCAACTTCTATCAAATAGATTAATCATTCCTGGTTTAATTTCTTTTTTATATCTGTTCCACCAATCTTTTCTATCTTCAGGAGTTGGGACTCCCAATGCAATAATATTGTAATATCTTGGATTAAGGTTTTCGGTAAATTTTTTAATTGTACTTCCTTTACCAGCAGAATCTCTACCTTCAAACACAATAATTACAGTTCTATTTGATTCCTTCAACCATTCTTGCATTTTTAATAGCTCTACTTGTAATTCAAATATTTCTTTTCTATATACCTTTTTAGGTACAATCGATGGCTCCTCAACTTCAAATCCGTAGTCATCATCCGAGTCAGGGCCATAACCTGTTTTATCTCTTAATTTTAATGATGAAATAATTTTGTTAAAATACTCTTCAACGTTTTTCTTTTTATCTCCTTTTTTAAGTAATACTGTTTTAAGGCCTCTTTCTAGTAAATGAAAATCGATAATTTGAGATGTCCCCATGTTTGTGATTTCTACCAACATTTTTTCAATATTTTTAGAATATAATCTAAGATATTTTAATACTTCCACAGCTTTTTTCAAATTAACATTCATTTGTTCATTTGAATCTTCCTGTTCTGAAACTATTTTCATTACCGACAATATTCTATCTAATTCTTCATTAAGGACTGACATAATTTTAAATCTTTAGTAATAAATAGGCAGTTTGATTGTATTTATCTATACCAAGATACTATAAAATGAATAAGCTATTACTTATCATTGCCTGCGGCATATTAACCACACTTCCGCACAATGAGATAAAACAATCCAAAGAAATATGGATTGAATCTGTAACCAACAAGATTCAAGTTGGGAACCTTGCAGGTAATCGTAATCTAGAATTCGGAGTTAAAAACGTTGTTGAAGAATTTCTACAAGAAAAAGATTTTGAACTTAATCCAGAATCAAAGGATAAAGTTGCAATTGACATCGTTTATTTAGATGTTCTAAAAACCAAATCAAACATTTCCGTTTTTCACAAAAACGCAGAATCCGTTGTAATCCGACTTAAAGGTACATTAAAACACGACGGAAAAAAAATCAAAGAAGTTATTGTTGAAGAGGAATCTTCAGAAATATCAATGTCAACATTGGCAATTGATAATGGTGGTAATTTTAACCAGCAATCATTAAGTAACGCGTTAAAAAAATCTAGTAACAAATTGGTTAATAAATTATTTGAAATAAAATAAAATGAAAAAACTTTTAACAATAGGACTTTTACTATTGTCCTTAACATCATTTAGTCAAATTAAATTTAAGTTCCCTGACACAAGAGTTCTTACCGATATTAACGGTGGAGTTATTAATAGAGGAGACCAATTTGATGTTATAGTCCATGCCAATGGTAATGGTGACGCAGTTACAAGACAGTTAATGTTTGATTTCCAATATGACCAAACAAACTTTGAGGTAGTTTCAGTTAATCACACTGGTACAGGAGGTAACGGAGGGGTTTTCCCACAAGGTTCAAACATACAGTTATCATGGCAAAATTATCCTGGATATGGTTATGCTGGAAATACAACGAATACTAACGGTACTGTAAGATATACATCAGGTTTATCGTACACATATAATTTAACAAGTTCTAATGCACTTCTAAGGGCTACTTTAACTTGGGCAACAGCTTTGGCAATGCCTTTTACTTCTTACTCTCAAATGTTAGTTGTAAGACTTAGATTAAAAGCGGCATCCACCGCAAATTCATTTAATCCTGTTAAATTAAACTTTGTTGCAGGATGGAATGGACAAGGTGTTGGAGTTCCAACATTTATGGATACACCATTATCAACTGAAGTTATTATAGACCAAAACACAGGTAAACTTGTAACTGCTAAAGTTGATGTTAGTTCTAATTTACTTGCACTATCAGATGTTAAAGTTTCTTTTAGAGATACGATTAGTAATGTAAGTCAATCATTTAACGTACTATCTAATGGTAATGTTGATATTACTCAATCATTATTATCTGAAAACAAAGTTTATGAAGTGACTGTAATGCACAACACGGACAAAACAAATGCAATTTATAACGGAGCAATTACAATATCAGATTTTACAACCGCACAAGGGGAATTTACATCAATGGGATTAGATGGTAGTAACGGTCAGATATTAAAAACAGGTCAATCTTTATACACAGCAGATATTAATAGAAATAAAATTATTGATGGAGGAGACCTACCAAGATTATTAGGTCAAGTGGTTGGATTAGATACACTTGTAACTGTTCCTTCAGGATACGTTATTGGTAGTAATCAGTACACAAGTTTACCAACTTGGAGGTCAACAGATGCAACTACAATTGGTGGACAAGTTGAATGGTGTGTTGTTAATATAAACTCTTATAGTCAAAATATTTCAAAAATTAGTATTGATTTAAGAGAGTTTAACGGAACTAATATTTTACCTGAAAACATTAAAAGTTTACAATTATTTGACTTATATACAGGCCCTATTGAGTTTGATAGTAAAGATGGTACATGGGCTTATTATAAAATACCTTCAGCGATTTCAAATATATCATTAACAACATTTGCTCCTTATGTTAGAAATATGGGTAATAATGAGTATGGGGTTAAAGCTGAGTTTGAATTTAATAACTCTCCAAGTAATTCATGGGGCTCAATAACAACAACAAACTGGAAAGATATTACATACCCTAAAACATATCTTAAAACAGATGTATTAGGAACAAATAAAATTGTTGATTTAAAATACCTTTTATGGGGTGATGTAAATCGTTCACATTCTTCACAAGTTGTAACTAGTTCAAATGGTACAAGTACGGTTCAAACAAATGCTGTGAATAGTTTAATGACTAATATGGCGTTTAGAACTATGGCGATACAATCAACATCGTTTATTAATACACCAAATGAAATTTTATCAATCGATGTTAATCTATCTAATGTAACAGTAACGTCAAATAATGTTGAAATACCCGTAACACTTAATACAAATGGAAATAGTGTTGGTGGATTACAATTTGAATTTAATTACGACAACTCTAAAATCAAATTTGAAGAATTAAAATCAGAGGTTCCAAACTCTTGGTACATCTTTGTCAATTCAAAAGAAGGTAAAGTTAAATTCGGAGCGATTGACCAAAATAATAAAATCTCAATTAAGGGAAATTTAACACCATTCAAATTAAGATTTTCAACAATAGGAAGTGGTGTTGATATTTTAACATCTGTTAAAGTTTCTCCAACAATGGATGCAAGTAGTTCCAATGGAACTCAATTAGGTATTAACTTGAATACTACACAAATAAAATTAACAGGATATAAAAATTTTTAAAATGAAAAAAACAATTATCGCATTAGTCTTAATCGTATTAGCGGGTTGTACAAAAATAGAATTACCTGAACCTGTAATAGTTGACTTAGGAGTTAAGTCAACGTCAACGGCAATTAAATCAATAAATCAAACTAATAACATTGTAACGGCAGTTTTTGAAACAACTGTTGGTTCAAAATATTCGGTACAAATCGTTCCTTTTGGAAGTGAAGAACCAGTTAAAAAAGATGGGTTCACGGCTAATGAATTGACAACTCAAAAAACTTACGACTTGTCAGGATTACCTAAAAAAGACTACGATTTTATCTTCATCGACATTAATGGTAAAGAGGCGAAGTACCCAATCGTAATAAAATAAACTAAAAATAAAAAACAAATTTTATGTCAGAGGAAACACAAGACCACAATGACGGTACATGGTCAGGTCTTAAAAAAACAATCATTGGATTGGTCACAACTATCGTCTTAGGCGCTGGTGGTGTGGTTACAACTAAACTAATTGGTGGTGAAGAAGAAAAACCAGCAACACAACAAGCGGCACCTGTGATTAATATCAACAACACTCAAACTCAACAACAAGCTGCGGGTGGTGGAAAAACAATAATCATAAAAGAAAATTCTAGTGTACCTGCAACAGCGGCACCTAAACCTAAGAAGAAAGAAGGAGACGAATTTAAAGAAGAAGCTCCTAAATGGTAAATTATATGAAAGAAAGTACTGGTTTTAAAGAATTGTTAAATAAGATGATGACAAGAAGATGGTATATAACTGCCATGGTTCTTGGAGGATTCATGTTAATAATGGGAGGAATCTTTGCAGCCATCATGGGAAAAACTGCAATGGAAACTGAGTGGAAAGAACTTATGTTGTTATTGTTGGGTGCCTTTATTGGTTCATATGGTAAAATCATTGACTATTGGTTCAGTGATACAGACAAAGATAAAATGTTAGTTCAGAAAATGGACGAGGAGGACGGTATTTCATTATCTAATACACAAGATATAAAAGACTCGACTCCATTACCAAGTAACGTAACAACACCACAAGTTAAAGTTGAGATAGACGAAGATGGTGACGGAACTATGGATGGATATGATATTGATGGTGATGGTAAAATAGATGAATATTTTGACCACAGAAACTGTCAACACGTTTGGGGTGATGTGGACGGAGATGGCGACGAAGAGTGCGTAATCTGCGGAGCAATCAAACCAATCGAATAAATAAAAAAATAAAATTGAGGAAAAATGAAAAAAATTAACTTTCAAAAAATTGGTGATGTAATGTTTAAGGCATACTTGGGATTAGTCGGATTATGGCTTGCATTTGCATTATCAACACAAGTATTCTTTCTTTATTTGCAATTCACAAGTCAAGACGAAAGAATGAGAAACATTGTAAATGAGATAGAATGGAAAATAGACGGAACGTTCAAGGACAATCCTGATAATATTTGGTATGAAGGGGATAAGAAATAATGATTAAAAAATTCTATCAAGAGTTTGAACAAGTAATCTTGTTTTGCTCAACAATCATCTATCTAATCGGGTTTATGTTCTATTTTAATAACGAAATGAGAACTACAGATTGGATGGGACCTCTTTGGATTATACAGTTCTTTACATTAGGAACATTACTAGGTCTGTACAGTAGAAAGAAGGACTGGAGATGGCCTAAAAGATATTAATCAACATATGAAAAAGATATTATTAATGGCGGGACTTTTAGTCTCAATGGCTTCCTATGGCCAAACTGTAGGTAAAACTCAGACAGAACAATATAAAGCATCTTTTGAGACCGCAATAGATATTAGTCGGTTTTTGGATTACGATGGACCACAAATACCAATACAAATATTAAAGGCGGGAATCTCAGACGAAATGTATGAGATGTATCCTGAACTTAAAGAAAAAAGAGTTGGATTAGGGGTTGCGAATATTTCAATGGAATACCTTGAGAATCTTAATCGTTTTAAATTCACAGAAGATAAAACAGAAATTAAGAATAGAATGGTTAAGCAATTCCAAGCTTCACAATCGGGAATTTCTGAGAATAAATTAGACGGTAGAGGTAAAATTAATTTGGCACAATACTTCGTAACAATTGAGTGTTACGATTATTCTGTATCTGAAGATGAAACCGTCAATTTACAGAATGGGGTTAAAAATTTAATGGTTACCCGTATTGGTTTACAAGTAAGATTCACAAATGCAGAAACAGGAGTTGTATTTGGTGCGTCAGGATTAGGTGAAGCAAAGACAACAAGAGAACTAACTTTATTATCAGATGCAACCGTAGACCCAATTAAATTTAATCAATCAACAATATCAATTGCGACTAAAAAAGCTCTTGATATTGCTTGTGCTAGAATCTTAGATAGGATGATTAAAAAAGGAATTTACACCAAATAAGATACAATATAATTGAAAGGTATAAAAATATTATTAATTATCTTATTTGTGGTTTTCCTCACCCACAGGTCACAAGGACAGGTAGTGACTCAAACCTACCTGGACCCTTGTGATTTAAAAACCTATGTCGTATCAATACCAATTCAATCTACAACAGGGGTATTGGTTATTATTAGAGGAACCTCCAAAATTTTTACGTATTCACAATTTACAAGTGGGGAAGTAGACAGATGGGTTAATTCAATATTCGCAACACCATGTCCATCAACAACAGTAGTAACTCAAACAGTAGCGACAACAGTAACTCAGGCGGTAGCTGCGGCGGCTTCTTCAGCGGCATCATCGGCTGCAAGTTCTGCTGCTGGTTCGGCCGCAAGTTCAGCGGCATCCTCACAACCTCAATCCTCCTCGTCATCTTCATCTTCATCCTCCCAATCGTCATCATCTTCTGGGGAATCATCCTCATCAGAGGGTGGGTCTGGAGATTCAAAAGGAGAAACTTCAGAAAGTAAAAGTGAAGAAAAGAAAGAAGAAAAAAAATCTGACGAGAAAAAGAAAGAAGAAAAAAAGAAAGCGATTAGTGCAAACCCAATGTTATTTGCTTCAGACCTAACAACATCTCAAGGACCTAATATGAACTATGATGTTATTGCGTCATTTGGTGTTAGTAAATCATCCATGGCGGGAAATGAAAGTTGGGGTGCAAATGCGATGGTTTGGAGTACGTTAAAACAATTCGCATTAAGTGGTGGATATACAAAAATGGATTTTAAAAACGGTAAGTTAGAATCAATTAATTCATATTCTATGACTGCTGCTTATTTGGACGGAAATTACATGAATCTTGTTGGATATACCCACATTATACCAAATCCAAAATACGGAACATACGGTTATAACGTAGGAGCAATTACTTTATTGTTACAAGATAAAGAATTGGTTAATATAAAAACAGGAGAAATGAGAGACGTTTTAAATGTCTCATTTTCAACATCTTTGGTTGGGTTTTGGACTAAACCATTTCCTGTTAGTTCAAAGATAGTTTTATCACCACAAGTATTTGTTATGAATTCACCAATAAGTTGGAATTCAAAAACTGGAGAAACAACAGTTAATCGACAATTTGGATTTTTAGTTGGTTCATCGTTTGATTATAAAATAAGTAAACGATTTGGTTTAAGCCTAAACTATAAAGCTTCGGGTTCCACTCAAAAAGGAACACCGATTCTCAATAACTTCTTGATTGGTTCAAGATTAATGCTATAAGACTATGAAAAAAATACTGGACGTTAGACATTTTATAATATTAGCTTTATTAATTGCTGTATTAGTTTTACAAAGTGATAAAAAAGTTAAAATTGAAAAAGTAATTGAAAAAATTCCTGGAGAATCTATTCACGATACAATACCTCAAGAAGTTCCTGTGTATATTGAGGGAGAAGACATTTATCATGACACTACAATCTATGTACCAACATTAGTACAGGTCGATACTGCGGAAATCCTTAAAGGATTTTATGCTAAAATGATTAACATGGATACTATTAAGTTGAATAATAATCAGGGGTTTATATATTTGTCTGATAGTATATCTCAAAACAAAATAGTATCAAGGAACTGGTCATCGTTAATTAAACCAAAAATAGTTAGAGAACCTGCGCCATTACCTCCACCTATTAGAAACCAAATATTTTTGGGTGTTGATGGTTCTTGGAGTCAAAAAGACTGGATTAATTCTTTGGGGATGGGATTAATATTAAAAACTAAAAAAGACCATTTATATCACGTAGGTGTCGGAGTTGCAAATAGAACTACAGACGGAATATCAGGAGAATTCACACCGTATATTAATGGGGGGGTTTACTGGAAACTTAAAGTTAAAAAAAACTAGACTATTTATATAAAAAATAATCTCATGGGTTTACGTGAATTAATTAAAGAAACATTAGAACAACAATTAAATAAATCTTTAATGTTAAAAGAAGATGTTGAAATTTCAGAGGTATTACAATATCATATTGATAATGAAATGACGTTAACTAAAAATGCGTTTAGTGTTTATTCTGAAAGGTATTTTGATTTGGTTAATGAAGTTAGAGAATTGTTTAATAAAGGTAAAATTGAACTTAATCAGGAGGATACTTTAATGGTTGAATCTGATTTAGGAATTAAAGTAAAAATTGGTAAAGAATACGTTTATTTAGACGCTCCTTATATCTCTGAAACTGAAGAGGATATTTTAACAGAATCCAAAATTCCAAGAGGGTCTAAGAAATTTACAGTTTATACTAAGAGTAAAAATGGAGGAGTTAAAAAAGTGACTTTTGGTAACTCTAACTTAATAATTAAAGAGAGTCGCAAATGTTTTCAAAAAACAGATAGAACAACCGCAGGATATTGGTCTTGTAATCTTGGTAGATATTCTAAACAACTTGGACTTTCTTCATCAAATTATTAGTAATGACTATAGATAAAATTGAAAAATACTTACAAGTCTATCTTGATGATGTTATAACACCAGAAATTAATAATGAATTAGTTGGTGATGACGATAAACCAATAAGAATCACCATATATAAGATTAATTTTGGAGAATCAAATCCAAATAGAATAAATTTTTTCTTAGATATGGACCCAGATTGGTCCAAAGGTAGTTTTACCAATAAAATTAATTCTGATATTTCAGGATTTTTTAGAATGTTAGGTGTTGATAAAAATCTACATATCTATTGGAATAAAAGACCGTTATTTTAATATGAATTTAGAGAAAATAAAAGAATATTTACAAAATTATTTAAATGATGTTATTTTACCAAACATCAATACAGATGAGTCTTTGGTTGAACCTATTACTATGAATGTGAGTGATGTTCTAAAAGGGAGTTATCAACCACCAATATATCATGTGTTTATTCAAATTGAACCTCATGATACATTAAAAAGTTTATTAAAAAATAGTGAAGTAGCTATTGCTGACTTTTTTAAAATTTTTTCTATTAATAATAGAATAAAGGTTCATTGGAATAAAAGCCCCGCATTCAAAGACAAAAAATTTTACGGAACCCAAGATTTATAACACGGATTTCCCATTTCAACAATATATTAGTAAGGTAAATTTCTTGCCAGTCAAATTGTATAATGCCAGACAAATTTCAATTTCAAAATTTGTCTGGCATCGAGTTATTAAGGGAAAAAGAATTTTAAGCTCTCATTGTTGGAACAATATCTTCCTCCGTCATAGCCATATCATTAATTAATTCGCGTATTGTACCTATTTCTCTTTGATAATTATGGACGGGTAATTCTGGTTGTTCCATTGATACCTCCGTTGGTTGTTCTGACATTTCATTAGAAAATTCAACTCTCATTTTTTCATGAACACTTATACATTCTGTATAAACTTGTTGTTGAATTTCATCTGAACATAAATTTTTGTTTGTAAATTCGGACCTAAATATTTTTTTAACAATAGGATATAGATAATCATCAGCATCAACATCAAGGTAATCAACTCTACTATCTTCAGCATTCCAAAAACTAAATTCTGAATCACCATCTAATCCTTTGTAACCCGCAAACTTATATCCTGTTTCTTTATTGATAAAATATACCAAAATACCTCGTCTCCAATATTTTTCAAAATAGTTTTTTTCTTTTTGATATGTTGTACACCATCTTGTTGATGAACCATATTTTGCCGATGCTGAAAATGTTAAAGGTCTAACAACAACCCACTTTTCGTCTTCATATTCTTTGATAACCTGACCCTCAAGTTCTTTTGTAAGTTCTTTCATGGTAGCTAATGTTACAGCACCTCTAATATCATCAATATCTTTATAACTTGTAACGTCATTTTTTTCAATCATATTTTTATCCATATATTCCATGAATAAGTTTAAGGTATGATATGTTTCAGTAGTGAAATTTTCAGTAATATAGTTTGACAAATAAAACATTTGATTATCTGTAAGTCCATCAGTTGAAATTCCTTTATTAATCAAATTTGATTGCATTTCTAATGCGCTTATGGATAATTCATCTTTATGCCACATTTCTTTTACATTAAATCTTTTTCCAAAAATTTTACACATTAAAGGAAGATATTTGTGAGTTTTAGTGGTGTCTAATCTAACCATTAAATCGAACATCGTAATATTCAATTCTGGATATTGTTTTTTTAATTCATTTATACGAGACATATTTTTGCTTTTTTAAAATATAAGTTAAATAAAAATATTAGTCAAAAAAAAACATTCAGTATTTCTACCGAATGTTAATAACTTAAGCTGTAAGGGAAGGATTCGAACCTTCAAGGGGAGATTCAATTAATAACACAACGCTTGCAAGCTGGTGGTCTACCCCATATTATTAATCTATTTCTTTGTCCCCGCCCACGAGACAGGTGGGTGCGTATGCCAAGGTCATAACTGAGACAACCCAATTTCGCCACCTTACAATATTTGAACTAACTCACTGGAAACCTTATAATTGAATTTAATCAACTTATGGGTTAAG